AGATAATGATGAGGCTGGGAGAAAGGGTATGGATAAAGCCACAGTTGACATGGAAAATAGATTTTTGATAACATATCTAGAGATGCCAAAAACTTATAAAGATGTTCAAGAAATTAGAGACATAAATGTTCTACATAAAGTAATGAACACAAAAACAATTTTTTAGAAGGAGAATAATTATGCAAGGTATAAAAAGTATACAAAAAGGAATAGACGCTGAAGAGCAAAGGTTAGAGTCACCTCGACCCGCTAGTAGAGAACTATTCCTAAAAGATGGGGACCAGGTGTTTTTATCATCTATTGCCAGTGGGCATGATGAAGATGATAAATTAGCACAGATAGTTCTTTATACATTTAGAGCTGGTAGAGGATGGACAAACTTATTAAAGCACAAAGATGTAGACGAAAGTCAACTTCCAGAAGATGCTAGGCTTCAAAGAAAATTTGCTTTTTGGACTTATGTTCATGAAGTAGCTCACACATTCAACCCAAATAATGAAAATTGGGAAGTGGTTGAGGGGTTAGCCGGAAGAAAAATGTTCAAGGAAACAGTTAATGATTACAAGCTAATTGCTTTAGGTTTTGGTAGGGGTAATTATTTATGGAATCAATTGACTGACATTTATGGAGAGTGGGGTTCTTTAAATAAGGGTATTGTTAGAATCAGAAGAAGTGGTGCTGAGTTGAATACAACCTATCAAATAACTGCTACTACTAGAACTGATGTTATTCCAAAAGACGCTGAGGCTCAAATAAAAGAACTTCCTGGTGTTGAGGGATATTACCTAGAAAGATATGGTACAATGCCTGAACAAACAGAGTTAAATATAACTGCTGGGGAAGATGGAAAACCCTTTTAGGATAAATGTAGATACATATTTTCTACAAATGGCTAAACTCGTAGGAGAACGTTCTACGTGTAGGCGAAGAAAAGTTGGATGTGTGTTAGTGGATTCTGATAATCATGTTGTTGCAACTGGTTATAATGGAGTTCCTACACACTTCGACCATTGTATAGAAGTTCCTTGTGAAGGTGCCTCGTCTCCAAGTGGAGAGTTCCTTGAGAAATGTTTGGCAGTTCACGCAGAGCAAAATGCTTTTTTACAATTACGGTCCAATGATACCCTAACAGCATACCTAACTATATCTCCATGCATAACATGTGCCAAGATGTTTGCAAACAGTAAGGTAAAACGAATAGTTGCTACTCGTCCATACGTACAATCGTTAGCCACAGAAATTATAAACAAATCCAATATAACGATTGATGTAATAAATGACGATAGTAACACAACAAAATTTTAGCGATTCCATATCACAATTAATGGGGGGTCTTATTGATGACCCTACAATAATTATTGACATTGAATCTAATGGTACGGAATTATTTTCTAATAAACAATTGTGTGGAATAGGAATTGGAATACCTTCAAAAGAAAATTTTTTACAATATTACCCCTTTAGACATAAGCATACCCAGGGGGAGAATTTAGATAACGACCAACTTATTGCCTTAATAAGTATTCTAAGCAATAATGCTACAACCTTTATTGGACACAATTTAAAATTTGATTTACATTTTTTAGAGGACGATGGCTTAGTGGTTGATGATAAAAAGATGATTGATACCATAGTAATGCTTAGAATGATTGAACACTCTGACGAAAAACAACTAGGTTTAACAAAAGCAATTCATAGACACTTTGGGGAAAATCACGCTAGTTACGACATTGAAACAAAAAAGGAGTTACGTTCCAACAAATGGAATAAAGATTTTTCTTTATCCCCAGCTGATTGGCTAGGAGAGTATTGTAAAAAAGATGTTTACTATACTGGGAAACTATATAGAAAATGTAAAACTTATATAGAACAATGGAAGCTACATAAGGTAGTTGATTTACAAATCAACCTAACTAAAGTTTTATATAAAATGGAACGTAGAGGAATCTTTATTGATAGTTCATATGCAAATAGAGTTAATAAAACTATAGATGAACGCCTCGAAGTGGTTGAAGATGAGATACTAAAAATTAGTGGTAAAACCAAAGAGGAGTTTAATATTTCAAGTCCTTTACAAATAGGAGAAGTATTTAATTCTATGAACCCACCTATTCATTCTCCGGTTCAAACTCCTAAAGGGGAAGAGTCTTGGGGAGAAGCTGCGTTAGTTAATATAAACCATCGAATGGCGGGTCTTCTAAGGCAATATAGAACACTAGCTAAACTAAAATCTACTTATATAAAACCACATTTAGATAAATCTATTGAACATACACAATTTCAAAATTGGGGTGCAGCTACAGGTAGGTTGTCGAGTGCCAACCCCAACTTACAAAATATTCCTAGAAACCATTTTAAATTAGAAGAGAAGAAACTTTCAAAATCTGAGTTAGAAGATACACGAGATAAAATTGCTGCCGCAATAGGCCCAAAAGGTATTTCTATGAATAGTGAATTATCAGATGATGTAATCTCTACCTGGAACTTTTTAGGTGATGAGACTTATAACGAGGAAAATGATAAAGAAATTTCAATACGAAGATTATTTATACCACGTAAAGATTATTATTTGGTTGGGTTTGATTATATCCAAATGGAGGTGCGTGTGTTTTTGTCCTATTTTAGGTATTTATATGACGAAAAAGGGAATCAAGTTGGTATTAATGACGAAATTAACAACATAATAACTAAAAGCGATGTGGATTTTCATACTGAAGCAGCTCGACTAGCGTTCAACGTGGAAACAAATTCACCTAAATTTAAGCAATATAGACAAGCCGCTAAAGCAATAACCTTTGGGACAATTTATGGAATTGGTAATAAGAGATTAGCACAACAAATAAACACCACCCCGGAAGAAGCTGGTAAATATAAGAAAAGTTATTTTGAAGGAATAACTGGTGCTAAAGAGTTTATACAAGATGTTATAAAAAAGATTTATTATACAGGTTCTAGAGATAACGGAGGGGATGGCCACACTGGATTTATACGAAATAAATATGGAAGGGTATATCAACTAGATAGAGAATATGCCTATAAAGGTGTTAATTATTTAGTTCAAGGTACTAGTGCAGATTTGCTTGGTGAAAGAATGATAGAGGTAGATAAATATTTAGACAATAAAAAAAGCAATATATTATTACAAGTACATGATGAAATAATATGTGAGGTACATAAATCAGAGTTAGAGGTTATTCCAAACAAAATCAAACAATTATTAACGACTAATTCTTTAGGAATACCCTTGGACGTTGATGTGGAAATATTACACCCTTCTTGGGCAACTAAACAAAGTGTGCAAAGTCCTATAGAAACAGAAATAAATAATGATATAGATTGGGATAGTGTTCCGTATGAAGATGAAAGCGGAATTGAATGGGTTTAACAAATAGTATAAACTTAATAATAGAATTATGGGTAAATATAACGAAGACAAAATAATAAAAGAAATCACTGAGTATGTGGAACACACATATGCTGAACATTATAGCGAGGGTGATAGACAAACATTAGACTTCATAGATGCCTGTGGTGATGCTACAGCATTCTGTAGAAGCAACATTCTAAAGTATGCTTCACGTTATGATAAAAAAGGAACACCTAGAAAAGATATACTAAAAATAATACACTATGCAATGTTATTATTGCATTTTAATGACAAGGAGAAAAGATGAGTGAAGTTGAAAAAATACTAACGGAGCTACTAACAGAGTTTAAAGAAGCACTATTATTAGAATTTAGGGGGTTGTTTAGGCAAGAGGTTGAAAAATTTATGTCTAACATGAAATCAATTGAAGAAACAAAAAAGGTCTATGGTATGACAAAGAACTTCTCGTTTCCATTAGACGAAAGCAATAGATTTGGTGGATACCATAAGACCGAATTATCTCTTCCTGAGATTGACCCTAATTTTCCTATAGAACAACAATTAGATGATGCACTTGCAAATCATGTGAAAGCTACATCTGATTACTTAAACACAGAGCTAAACAGACAAATTATGGAAATAAAAGGTCTTGAAGAAAACGATAAATAAATGCCATATGAAGAACCTGGAACATTTTCTATACTTGAAGCTTTATTAGTTGAGCGTGAACTTGTAGAGGAGAAGAGAGGTATTGGAAACCAATCAATAGATTGGTGGGATACTTTATCTAAAGATGCAATGGTAAAAATAGACATTGCGATTAATGGAAAGAAAGAATCTAAGTTGTTTATTGAATTAGTAAAAGCTGCGGCAATTCAATTAGCGTGGGCAGAAGATATATATAGGAATAAGAATGAAAAAAGAAGCTAAAGAATTAATTGATAGTTTAAAGAAATCAATGAAACTTGATGTTATGTTTGGTGATGCAGAAAATGTTGATTATGAACGCATACCATTTAATATACCTAATTTAGATAGAATGTTAGGTGGGGGCATACCCAAGAAAAGGTTTACTTTAATAAAAGGAAATTCTAATGCAGGGAAAACTTATCTAGCTTCTCAAGTTGTAGCTAGAGTACAAGAGCAGGGTGGATTAGCTGCGTGGGTTGACTCTGAGTTATCTTGGGATAAGGAGTGGATGAAAAAATGTGGTGTAGATATAGGGGCTGTTCTACTTACACAACCTTACACGGGGGAAGAAGCTATGAAAGGGGTTTTTAGTTTTCTTGAAGCAGGTGTTGACGTAGTTGTACTAGATAGTATAGCAGGTTTAGTTCCCTCACATGTGGCTGAACATGTTAAAGAAGGTGATTTTGCTTATAGCCCTATGGCGTGGCAAGCTAGATTTGTTTCTCCGAGTATAGGTAAGATACTGGCGTACTTGAAACATGGCACTGCATTCATAGCTATCAACCAACTTAGGGAAAACTTATCTAGTATATATGCACCACAGGCTACTCCAGGTGGACATGGGCAATCTTTTTTCGCTCACTTGATTTTAAACATTAGGAGAGGGCCCTGGATAGAAGAAACAATACAAGGTGAGAAGATTAAAACTGGATTTGAAATGAAAATTGAAATGGATAAAACCAAGGTTGGTGGAGATAGTTGGGCCAACACCAGTGTTCCATTTACAGTAGAGGGCGGTATTGATATTTTAGAAACATATATTAGGGAGGCTATTAATAAAAATATAATTAAAAAAACCGGTTCTTGGTATTCTGTTGGGGATATTAGAGTTCAAGGGATGAATTCATTAAAGGACGCTATAAAAGAGAACGAAGAATTGTTAGCACAAATACAAGATGACTTTACCCCCAACAAGTAATACACAACAAGAAATTATAATAGCAGAATATCTAAGTGAAATTGGGTTTAGGTATACACAACAAGAATTTTTTCCTCCATATAAGGTAGACTTTTATATAGAAGAGATAAATACTGCCATAGAAGCAGATGGGGTTTATGGACATTTATCTAAAAGAGATAAAGTTAGGGATAAAGTTTTGATGGATAAATATAACATTGATGTTGTAATTCATATCAAAGAAAAAACAAAACCAACAATACAAAAGGCATTATGGCAGGAATTAAACAAATAACCGAAACAAATAAAAAGAAAAAAGCTCCTAGAGATAAATGGCTTACTAAGATAATAGATGAGCATTTAACAGAAGTTGATACCCCTCCACGAGGTGGTGTGTTTCATCCATCAGCTTTAGGTAATCCTTGTGACAGGTATTTGTGGCTTTATTATAATGCTAAAATCCCAGAGCAAATATTAGAAGCTAGAATAAAAAGAATATTTCAAAATGGAAATTTTTTAGAAGACCGTGTTGCTTTGTGGCTTACAGATTTAAATATTCTTATAGATAGAGAAATTTCTTTAAAGCAAGAGCTTCCTCCTATTTCTGGAAGAATGGACTTTTTGATAAAGCACTTAGAGTATGGAGAGTTACCGGTAGAGTTGAAGTCAATTAATAAGTTTGGCTTTAATCAACTTTCTGCTGCGAAACCAGAGCACTTTACACAAATTCAAATGTATTTAAACATGTCTGGTTATGACCATGGCACTGTTTTATATGAATGTAAAGACGACCAACATATAAAAGCTTTTTTGATTGAACGTGATGAAGAAGCCTGGGCAGATATTTTAAAACGATGTTTTGATATTCAAGCAATGACAATAGCACCTGATAAATGCACTGGAGCTTGGTATTGTGTATGTAAAAAGGTGAAAGGTGTTGAAGATGAGTCCTAATGAAAGCATATCTAGTTCTATAAAAAAGGTAGATAATTTTATTGGTAGTTTGAATCTTCCGCGTATAAATATTGACTTAAAAGAACGTGAAGACTTAGATTTTTCTAGGTTAACCCACTACGATAATAAAGAAGTAGAAGACTTTTTAGCTATATATGGTGGTTATAAGGCATATTTAGAGATAAAAACCACACAAATAGAATCAAAGGTAAGTATATTGAAAGCTTCTTTTGAAGATTTATATAGCATTCAAGCACATAAGGTGGTTAGTATGCATAAAAGTGGAAGAAAGCCCACAAAAGAAGAGATTAGAGGGCAAATTATGGGTGAAAATGATGAGCTCTCTAACTTAAGTGAGGAGATAATAGAATTAGAAGCTATATTAAAAAGGGAAATGGGACTTTTAAAAGCGTATGACACTTTCTATAGTACGGTAAGTAGGATAGTTACACTTAGAACCCAAGCGAATTGAAAAATTTTAGTATAATGAACTATGAATCATTATATAGGATTTGATACATCTAGTTTTGCTATTCATGCTGTCATTATAGATGAAGACGAAAAATTGGTGTCATTACAAAAATGGGATTGTGATAGGAAAGCAAAGTTTGAAGATAGGTTTCCAGAGCTTATTATGAATTTTAGTAAAGGTGTAAAACAAATAAAAACAAAAAAGGCTTCATTGGAGAACGCTATACCAGTTAGGAATAGTAGAGCATACACAATCACTGCGAGAGTTGTGGGGGCTGTATGGGCTTTGTTAGCTACTGCGAACATTCATACAGAATTTGTGCATCAAGCGACCTGGAAGAAAGTTTGTTTAGGTCATGGGCACTCATCAAAAGAAGATATAATGAAATTTGTAATAGAAAAGTGGGGAGATAAATTCCCTGAACAAGATTATGCTGATGCAGCATGCATAGCATTATGGAATAAGAGGAGGGTTTAATATGGTAGGTGGTGGAGGATTACAAAAAGTAGATAGAAATTTTC